TTGTTACTAAGAACTCCTCCACCTGGACTCGAACCAGGGACAGGGTGATTAACAGTCACCTGCTCTACCAACTGAGCTATAGAGGATTGTTTGCCTTTTCTTCTTTATTGGTCTTGAAGTAGAGTTTATAATATCTCCTCTTCATTTCATTGATCGTATTCATATCTTCTTCAAATCCCATATATTTAAGCATTTGAGAAGAACCTTCCAACTCACTAATGAGTCTGAGTATATTGACTGCTACTGGTGGTTGCCCACCAAAATCATATTTACCCATAAAAGAAGAAAGGCAACGATTCAGGCAGGACTCGAACCTGCGACCAACGCATTAGAAGTGCGTGGCTCTATCCATCTGAGCTACTGAACCAATGGTGGTAGTTCCTATCGCCGCTAACTCTAAACTACCAAGGGAGTTACCGCAGTTGATTTCTCAACTCTTAAATTATAGATCATCTAGTCAAGTCTGTCAAGGTATAAGAGATCAATTTCATCTTCTTCTAACCACTCTTTAAATTCTAAGGATAATGCTGCTGCATCCTCCCACTCAATATCTTGTGAAGCTATACGTTCATGTGCCCAATCAATAACATCCGAAACGCAATCGATTACTTTTTCTTCCATGAGTCTTTTGCAACTCACTCATCATAGCACTCCTCACCTTCTTCGTCAAGCATATATGACACCCTCATCATGATGCGTGGGTTTTCTCTTGTATAATGTTTATCAATAACTGGTGAATGAAAAAGTCTAGAGTCATAAAAAATTGCTTCGTTAAATCCATAAGTCATTTCAAATGCTTTATATAATGTTGGGCAACGTGCCTTCTCATCATAATTATCATAATTTATATCATCAACGTACTCATTATATTCATCAGCAAAATCATCAGTGTCCTCCATAAGTCTTCCTTTGAATCTCCAAAATGCAGTAGATACATCTCTATGATTCAAATTAATTAATCCAATTATAGTTGACACTGATCTGTCAGTAGAAGGATCAGTGTGTGGAAGAACACAATTATTACTAACTAAGTTATCAATATTCATTTCCATACAAGTATTATTGTAATAAAAATAATAAAACTCAGATTCATTCTTATAACTGTCATGTTCTGACAATTCAAGTAGTTCATCTCCAATAATATCTGCAGTCCAATATGGAATCTTTAAAGACATAATTCCTGGTTTAGAATTCTGACACGATTCCCATTTGGTCAATAGAGATTGAAACTTAAGCATCCTATATGGATCCTCAAAGACATTCTTGACATATGTTATCTCACCAGAACGTTTAGTCCGTTGATGATCTTTACTTATCTCTGCACAGTATCTAAAATAAGTATCAATCGTTTCCATAATAATCTTTTCTGAAGTATCGACTTAAAATATTACTGTTATAGTATGCTGGTTCTCCATTAAGAGATTCTGTAAGAACATTATATGCGAACAGTTGACGCGTCTCTTCAAAGTTTGTTTTTCCTTTTGTTTTATGTAGTGATAATATTTTCCTCTTAAATTTATCTCTACCTATTTTTTCTATATCTTCTTTTAGTTCTGGACAAGACCCATAATACTTCTTCCAGTCAGATTCCTGCTTTACCTTTCTCTTTTTTCCCTTTGGAGTTCTGAACGACCAAAAATACTTTCTCCCAATGTACTGTCGTTGGTTGGTGAGATTGGTAATATTATAAACAAAACCAAAGTAGTCCAGAACATCGTCAGAACTAAAAGGCCGCTCCAAATAGATCCAGGGATTTTCATAATCGACCATTCATATTTTCCATAGTCTAGCATATTTAGACAAAAAAAGAGACCTTAAGGTCTCAAAATACAATATTTAATTTAAAATCCTCCTGCATATACGTTTACATTCGTTTTGTTTTAGTGTATCGCATTCTATTAAACACTCGTAGTAGTCATTGATTGCTTGATTTTCCACCTCCGATGCATCTAATGTGGATTCAAAAGATCGCCACTGATCTAGTTGAGATTTTGATAGTAAGTTGTGCATATTCATTCTCCTGTAAAAAAGTAGATCCATAATGTAGACAAGAGAGAGTCATCTTAACCTCCGTTATTCTATACTATGTATACAGTTTGTGTGTAAATCAATACATTTTAGCAATAAAAATTTATGCCTACGAGTATATACCTACAAAAAAAGACCCGAAGGTCTTAAAATTAATCAGATTTAACTTTGAGTCTTAATAGGTTATACCTTAAAACTTCATGAGGCAACCAAGGTTGAGGTCCAAATCTCAATAACCTAATATCATCATCGGATAATTCGATAGTATTATCCGACAGTAATTTGATTGCCCATTGTGTCATCATAGTTTAAATTGAGAGAACGTATCTGCTTTGACATCCTGCTTAATGCCTCCCACAACATATGACTCTACTTCAGTCTCTTGTGGTGCCACCTGGAGTCCTTTAGAAGAGATCCAATGCTCAGTCCATGGTAGTGGATTTGCCTTAGCAGAAATATCATAGATTGGTTTAAGACCAATAGACTTCATACGACGATTTGCAATCCACTCAACATAGTTCTTGAGTAATTTGTCATTCAAACCGATCATACTACCATCTTTAAACAGATACTCTGCCCACTTCTTTTCTTCATCTACAGCATTCTTAAACATACTATAGGTCCACTCTTCCTCTTCCTTCATAATCTGCATCATCTCAGGATCATCACCTGATCTCCACTTATTCAGAATATTCTGAGTGATACCTAGATGTTGATTTTCGTCTCTTGCAATGAGTGAAATAATTTTTGCTGATCCTTCCATGAGCTTGAGTTCACCAAAGGCGAAAGAACAAGCAAAACTAACGTAGAACCTAATACCCTCAAGAACGTTAACGTTTGCAACTGCTCTGTAGAGTTTTCTTTTGACATCTTTGATTTCCCATTTGGATGAAGGCGAGTCTCTAAAATCTTCTTGCCACATACTACCCTTGCCCCAAGTTTGGGCACTATTGATGATGTCATCATAAGCACCTGTGACACTCGCAGCACGTTCTAGAATGCGTTCATCAGTGACGATCTTATCAAATACCTCAGAAGGATCTGAATAGATGTTCTTGATAATGTATGTGTAAGAACGACTATGGATCATCTCCATAAATCCCCAGACCTCCATACATGCTTCTAGTTCGGGTAGACTGCAATAAGGTATAAAAGCCATCCCAGGACCACGCCCTTGTATGGAGTCAAGCATAATCTGATACTTGAGGTTACTTGTATAGATATGCTTTTGTTCTGGACGAAGTAGTTGATAATCTCCACGGTCTTTCTGCAATGAAACTTCTTCTGGTCTCCAGAAGTAACCCAATTGTTGAGTTGTTAGTTTGTCAAAAATTGGATACTTGTATGAATCATACCTCTGAATTCCCAGAGGTTTACCAAAAAACATTGGTTGCTTCTTCGTATTTACTTGTTCAGTATTGAAGACAGTCATGCCTTCAATTTTAATTTTAGTTTCCTCTACGGATGACATCTTAAACTGCACAGGATTCACACTCTCCCTCCTCGGATTGACTTAATTCTTCTAAAATTGCGTTTAGTTGTTCTTTTTTGTCTTCATCGACCTCATCGGTCTTGTTATCATATGTATTTTGATAATAAGAAGTCTTCCAACCATACTTGTATGTAGTTAGAAAATCATTTGCCATGACAGAAACTGGAACCTCATTGTCAGGATAGTTCTCAGGATTATAGGACCAGTTACCAGATATAGCTTGATCAAAGAATTTTTGCATAACAGACACCACATTTATATAACCCTTATTGTCGGGCATGTCCCACAATAATGTATAGTTATTTTTCAGTGTATTGTACTGCGGAACAATCTGCTTAAGAGGTCCCTTCTTTGATTTTTTAACGGACAGATATCCTCTAGGTGGTTCGATTCCATTGGTTGCATTTGACACAACGGAACTGCTCTCTGAAGGCATTTGTGCGGACAATGTGCTGTGTCGCAATCCGAACTCTTTGATAGATTCCCTAAGACTATCCCAATCATACTGCAGTGCAATAGAAGTAACTTCATCTAGATCCTTCTTGTATGTATCGATTGGAAGAATTCCATCTGCATATTTTGTTCGTGAGAAACCTTCACAAGCACCTTTCTCTTTTGCAATCTGATTAGAAGACTTAAGAAGAAAATATTGAAAGGACTCCGATAATCCATGAACAGCATCCCATGCCTCTTGATCACCATAACTAAATCCAAGTTTAGCAAGATAATGTGCAAGACCAATAAAACCAATTCCAAGGGACCTACGTGCCTTTGTAGCAAGTTCTGCAGCAAGAATAGGATACTTCTGATAGTCAATGAGTTCTTCTAGACCACGGACAGAAAGATCACACAGGTTCTCTAGTTCAGAGTCAGACTTAACTTTACCAACATTGATAGCAGAAAGAATGCATAGAGCAATCTCACCCTCACCATCAATATGTTGAAGAGGATCTGTAGGTAAAGTGATCTCCTGACATAGGTTGCTCATGTTAACCTTGTCTTTGAATGAAGAGTGACTATTGCAGTGATCGATATTCATAAGGTACAAACGACCAGTCTCTGCTCTCTCCTTTAGTAGATCTAGGATAAGTTCCTGAGCCCCGATAGTCTTTCTTGGAGTAAACTCATCTGATTCATAACGTACATAGAGATCATCAAATGAATCAGTACCAAAAGCATCATAGAGACCTGGTACGTCATTCGGTGAGAAGAGGCTAATCTCTTCATTGTTAATGAAACGTTCGTAGAAAAGTTTTGAAAGTTGGATTGAGTAGTCAAGTTTGCGTACCCGATTGTCTTCTGTGCCTTTGTTGTTCTTGAGAACAATAATGTCTTCTATTTCTTGGTGCCAGATTGGGAAGTGGACAGTCGCACTTCCACCTCGTATGCCATTTTGAGTGCAGCATCTGACAGTCGATTCAAACTTTTTAAGGAATGGTACAACACCAGTGTGTTGAACTTCTCCACCTCTGATTTTAGAGTTGATTCCACGGATTCTACCTGCGTTGATACCGATTCCCGCCCTTTGTGCAACATATCTGCCGATAGCCATATCAGAACTAAAGATGCTATCGAGGGTGTCATCAACATCAATAAGAACACAGCTAGCAAATTGTCGCAGTGGAGTTCGCACTCCCGCCATGATAGGTGTGGGAATGTTGATTTTGTGTTTGCTGATTGCGTCGTAGTATCTTTTGACATATGAGAGTCTTGTTTCCTCTGGGTATTCTGAAAAAATTGTTAGAGCAATCATTATATACATGAACTGAGGTGTCTCAAATACCTCACCAGTACTTCTATCCTGTACCAAATATTTATCAGTAACCTGCCTAAGACCAGCATAGGTAAACAAGTAGTCACGATCATGATAGATAAATGAGTTTACCTTTTCAAGTTCCTCTTCAGTATACTTTGTCAGTACTTCTGCATCATAAACATTATTATCAATACAATATTTAATCTGCTCTAGAAGAGTAGGACTTCTTTTAAAACTCACCGCAAGTTGCTTACGGATAGAAAATAAGAGCAATCTTGCTGCTGCATATTGATAATTAGGATGCTCCAAATCAATTAGATCTGAAGCAGAACGAACCAAAATCTCTTGGATTTCGTCAGTAGTAACACCATCATAGAATTGAATTCCAGATTGGATCTCTACTTGACTTGCAGACACACCAGAGAGACCCTCACAAGCAGCCTCAACCATCTTGTGCATCTTTTCTAGGTTCAGTACCTCAATAGTCCCATTACGTTTTTTAACCTTGATACCGTTGCTCATATTCTCTTCCAGGTGGTAAATTTTAGTTTTGCTTCTAAACCAGAGTAAGTATTTAATTCTATCAGATTTTGGACATCATGTCCAGCAAGGACCATATCATTTATGTCCTTTTCCATAATATGTGATGGCCAAATAACTATGGAGTCGCCACTATCGATTGTTCGACTGATTCTGCTAAGGATTTCTCTGTTCCGTGGTTCATTATCATAGACCCAGACAGGATTGCTAATCCCCCAATTGCTGATATCAAGATCAGCTCCACACATAGCAATCGAGTTGCGAATGAACGTGCTGTCAAATGGTCCTTCTGTAATGTAGACACTAGTACCTTTTCTGATGTTATCAAGTCCATATATTTTCGGTGCTCCATCTTTAAGCATTACAGTAATATATTTAATAGATTTGGAATTTAGACTTCTCCCTTGAAATCCGATAAGACCTTTATCACAATATAATGGGATGATGATTCTAGGTTCTTTACCCATATACCCATGATTCAATCCCTTAAACGTATGAACAAACTCATCAAAATTTTCTGCATAATAAAATTTAGTGGGATCGATCTTACGATTTTGAAGATATGTTCTAGCAAGTTCTACCTCACTGCATAGAGGAAGATCGATCCTCTGTGCAAACTTAGGTTTCTCAAAAACAAATTCAGGTTCGTCTGCTACAAAATTCCTACCAGTATGACCGTCCTTAAATTTATCAAGACAATAACTCTTATACAAAACAACATCCATATGTTTAAGAAAGTTGTTAAGTGACATAGAAGCACCACAGTTGTGGCACTTAAAGTTAGCATTAGTCTTTACTGCGTAAATGTACCCTCTTGCCTTACTCTTATTCCTCTGAGAATCTCCACAGATAGGACATCTAAAGTTATAGAGGTTTGCCTTTACTCTTTTAAATTTTTGTAGTCTAGAAGAAACTAAAGAAATATATTTTGCATCAATTTGATCCATTTACGAAAGATAGTATTTCTGCTTCTACCATATTACCCGCATTTGCTGATGGTGTCAAGAGTTTGAAGATAGGTGGAACCACTTGTAATACTGCCACAAGGGTCGCAAGGACTGCTGTTGTACCGATAACAAACTTTGCGTTGGAATCCACTTTCTTCTGAATCTTACTGATCCTAGTTTGAACCAGTTCATGATCCTTATCATGCCTTTCTTTCATCTCTTCCAGCATACCGATGATAAGTTTATCAGCACGATCCGATTCATCTAAACGATTTTCATGGCGCTCTAGAATAATAGCAACTCGGTTGCTATTTTCAGAGATTGTTCCTACTGCTCTTTCAAGTTTGTCAAGCATCTCTTTAGAGAGATCTTCATAAATGTCCAGTTTACTTTCCAAAACTGCTAATTTACCTAGACCTAGCATTTACTTTTTTTTGTCTAAAGATTTTACCCACTTTTTATAAGTCTTTGGAACTTTTCTATAATCTGTATTTCCACGTCTCTGAAATTTAATCAGAGGATCATAACCTGCAGTTGGTCCTTGTGCTGCAGAAGAACCAGTAAATCCACCAGCACCTACTGCAATCATTTCACGAATAAGTTGTATGAACCGATCAGTCCTATCCATTTTCGTTATATAAGATTTGCAATTTTTTTAGAGCAATGACATCACTTTCAATATCATGAATATAACATTTTGGATACTCTGGCAACCTATTCAAAAAATGTATAAATGTTTTTGTTGTTGACCAAAGATCCTCTTCAAGTTTATAGAAGAGCATTGGTGTCGTTGCATCATCAAATATATTATACAAAATAATAAAGTGATTAAGAAGCAAATGTACCTTTAATTCACCAGTATTCTTGTACTTCCTCATAAGCCTTTTAATGTACTTGAAATGATTCAAGTCACGATGAAAATCATCTTTAGTAATGGCTTGAGGATTCTCATAATTCTTTATAGCAAATAATAAGAAATTTTCCTCATTCAATTCATCAAATAACATATCTCAAGTTATCAGCTTAGTGGGTCTGCGTCATAAATTGGAGCATTGCCTGTAGTAATACCAGACATTGCAACTAGAACTTCTTTCTTAACTCTATAGTTACCATGTTGATCATTATAGGTGGTAACTCCAACCCAACCAACACCAGTCTCAAACACAGTTCCGTTTGCGTTCTGAGCACCCTGCTTTGCTACACCGTAGACATAAGCATCAGAAGTGCCACTAGAAGACTCACTATACTTAACGTCTCCAACAGTGTATGAAGGACACTGACTTGCAGAGAAGTTAGTTGCAGCAATTGCAGCACCACTGAGTCCAGCAGTAGAAGCAATAGTTAGTTGTGTGGTGCTTGTAATAGATGCGACGACAGCATCACCAAAATAAACACCAGATACAGGATCATCACCGAATCTGATTACATCACCTGCTTGAATAGATCCAGCATTGCCAAATCCAGTGGTAGAACCTGTCACAACACGGGTAGCGTAATTAAGACTAACGGTGCCAGCAGAGGTTACATTATCACTATTTCCCCAAAGTGCCATGTTTCTTTTCCTTTGAATACATTTGCTATTAGATATTTATAAAAAATGGAGACCACGAAATGATCTCCATATCATTTATTTTCTTATTTATACTTATTCCGCAGGTGCGTCATCCCTTGCAAGAATTGCTTTAGAAACAACCTCTAGAAGTTGATCATCCATATCAGTCTTGGTCAACTTAACTGCTTTAGCAAGAATAACAAGACAGATCTCAACCATCTTCTCACCGAGTTCTTCATTTTCTGGAATATTTGAAACAGCATCTTTGATAATTTTTGATGCGATTGGGAGTAGGAATGCAAGCATAGTAAACCTCAGTTGTTAATACTATATATTCTCTAAAAATTCCTTAAGAGATTTTTTCTTTTTCTCAGGTAATTTTTCATGCTTAGTAGAAGCAAAATCTTTCGCATCACTCTTCTTCATTGATGCTGCTGCTTGAGCAACCTCAGGAGAAGGATTGGTCATGTCACCTTTCTTGGTGGCATAAACCATACCCATAAATCTTTGCTGTGCCTTAGATACGGCAGGCATTACTTCTTCTTGGTATCAATAATGGCACCCTGTCCATGCTTGGCACGGATACTTGCCTTTACTTTCTCGACGGCAGACATGCCATCATATTTTTTACCAGGTTTCTTACCAAATGTATTTGGTTTACCAGGTGCTTTATTATAACGGTTGTTTCCATCAACACCACCACGTTCCATGCGACGATCCTTCAAAGAATCTTCGGTTTCTTCCTTTGTAACTTTATTTAAAGACTGCTTTCTCTTCTGTGCAATTTGCTGATCAACCATTGCTTTCTTTTTCTGGAGAGCAACTTCTTGAGGAGTCATTGACATAGAAGTCTCCTCACTCATACGATTAACAACTTTCTGTGCTGCCTTTCTGATCTTTGCTTTGATACCAGATTTTGCACCTCTTGCTTTATCACCTACTTTTTGTTTGACTTCTCTACCTTTATTGTAAGCAGCAACTTGTGCTTGGGCAGACTTTAGTCTTGCTTTCTTACCAGTAGACTTAAGTTTCTGTCTTGCAAGTCTACCAACTGCCTTCACCATGCGACCAGTAGAAGTATCTTTCTCATGTGGTTTCTCGGTATCATGACCGAAAGTTACTGTTGCTTCAATAATCGCATACTCAATAGCATCTTCTACATCATATACATCAAATCCTTCATGAACTAGTTCATCGTACACAGTATAAGCAGCAAGATCTACTTCATCCATCTCAGTGCTTTCTAGGATCGTAACTTCCTCAGAAATCTTAGGATTAATCTTAATAGTATTCTTTACATTCTTTTCCTTTACTTGCTTCTTGTCTTCACCATCTTCACCAACAACTTCACGAAGATCATCTCTCCAGTTTGAATATCCTTCACCAATCTTAGTAGTTATTTTCTTCTTACCGTCAGGAGAAGGAACAAACTCACCATAATCTCCCATAGATTTATCTTTTTTATCAACATCACCACTTACATTAGTATCAATCCTCTTTGCTGCTTTTTTTGCAAGTTTTACAATATCTTTAGATGGAACTTCAACATCCTTACTAGTTCCTTCAGATACTTTTTTATTTAAAATTGCCTTACCAATTGCTTTACGACGTTTCAACAAATACTTATCTGACTTATCCTTATCACCATCATTATCAACGTCACCATCTTCCTTGCCTACAGGATCAAGTTTCTCAACAACTTGAGTTTCTTCAAAATGAGGGTTCTTCTGACCCTTCACCTTTGCCATTTCCTTACGGGCTTTCTCATTATTCGTCTGACGTTTTTTCATATCTGGTTCAAGATATGAATCATCTTTCTTTTCGGAAACGTTTGCTACCTTCTCAAGATACACTTGAGAAATGTCGTTAAGAGGATTCATTGACATGAGTATAAAATGTTTTACTTTTTAGCCTTGTACTTATTTATGAAATTCTTAATAGCACTAGTTCCTGTCATCCTCATAGTATAGTTTCTATTTGCATCAGTTCCAACTTCTCTCTCTGGACCAGGTACACCAGAAGGTCCAGGATAATTTACAACTGCTTCCATCACATCCTTAATCCAAGACTTGAACATATAGTTTTCTTTAGTAACACAAATAAGGTGATTAGTTCCTCTACGAATAATTTCACCAACCAATCCAGTGTTTAGATTCTCTACAATATCTCCAAGACTAAAAATTTTCCCAGAGATATAGTTTTCACGAAGTCCTTTATGATCATACTTAGGAGCAATTTCCCACATCTCTGCAGTGACTTTTTCTTTACTCTTCAGTTTCATACCAGTACGAACTGCATTGAAGAGTGCCTTAGTATCACCATCATCAAGTTTCTTAGGTGTTCCTTTACGGAATGATTCAAAGTCATCAGCAATAACTGCTTTACGCATCTTGGATGCAGACATTCCTTCTACACCTTCAGCATCTGCATCTCTTACACCAGCAGAGATGACACGAATCAAATCAAACTCATAAAGTTGACCATTATATTTCTGAGCAAGATTCTCAAACTCTGCTTGTCGATCTGAACCAACAACAATGTTTACATTTCCATATCCATCTTCATTTGCTGCTACCAGAACATCAAAGATATTTTTCATTTTTGGATCATTGACAATGTTCTCTTCATAATCAGGGAACATCTTCTTCATAAATGAAATCTTCATATCAGGGTCAAGAGGATTCTTCTTAGGATCCTGAGAACGTGAAGGGTATACTTTATAATCTCCACCAGTAGAAGATTTCTTTGCCATACTCAGAAGTTTTTCATGACCAACTGTTGGTGGATTAAACCTACCAAATACAATAGTTAAGGTATCAGACTGCTCATCTTTATCTTCTTCTGGTGATTCTTTCTTAGAATCACCTTTGGGTTCTTCTTTCTTTTGCTTCTTCTTAGTTTCGTCTTGCTTTTGTGAAACCTGATTTGTATCTTGATTACCGTCTCTCTCACCAACCTTCTGGTTCTTATCATAAAACTTTAGTTTACCACTTTCAGTTTTCGCAACAAATTCTCCACGGGAGTCATACCAACCACCATGCCCATCACTCTTTAGGTTGAGTTTCTTTGCCTGTGCTGAGGCACCCTCACCTGCTTCTTTTAGGAACTGTAGAAAACTTTTCATTTATATTATTAGTCCTTATGTATTATTTATTCCAATTTCCAATACGGGGCTGACAATGATGATCTAGAATTTGCATAGAGATAAAAATCTTCACAAACCTGCTTCTGTTTTTCAGAATTTTTTATACCATTAATAGCATCTATAATCGCAATGCAATGGACTTTTGAATATAACCAAGAATCAAAATGATTTTTCTTAGTCTTATCTAATTGCAATTTAGCAAATTTTTCAACTGTGTATCCTGTTGAATATTTATCTAAACCATCAGTAACATATTTTATAATACCTGCTGGATCTGACTTTATCTTTTTGGCATATGTAGTGTCTATCTGAGGAACACCATGCATCTTGAGAAGAAGGTTAACTGGTCCCAAAGATATTTTTCCTTGATTTGCCTTTTGACCTTTCACCTCACCTTGCCATCCAGTTAATGCATTAGCACCACCAAAAGATCTAAACTGAATCTTTGTACCATCTTTAAAATTCAAATACGTGTCAATACTATCATAGTTCATGGTGAAGTTCGTAAACTCTTTCTCCAAAGAATCTTTTTTATCATAATTAAGAACCTTTAGATTAGAAGTTCTAGACATCTTTTTGAGAGAAACTCCAAACATCTTTGGATCGGATGGATTGATTCTTTCATTCATACATTGATTCAATCCTTTGATTGATTTCTCATTTTCCAAACAGTCAGGATCGTACTTTGGTGTTGTTACATATATGTCTGCTGGAGACCACTTATTAATATCAATTCTTATACCTTCAATCTTTTTAATTCTCTTAAATTGATTTTCAATATGATCTACTGTCTTCGATCCCCTATGAAATACTATTCCATTTTTAATACCTTTAAATTTCTCCCATAACTCATTGGCACCTAGGACTGAGGATTCAATCCAATCATCAGGGAGTTCATTCAAGATCTTCTCAATATTTTCATCAATATCAAACTTATCTTTATTTGCATTAACATTATCTGGAGTAATGTCTGAGTGCGTTATCTTTCTTCCAAGACCAAATGCCACTGCAGCATAAACTGCTTGTGCAGATTCTGCCATTTTAGTGACAGCTGCACCAGCACCAGATCCACCACCTGCTTTTGGTTTGAATACAATATTTAAGTATGTGGAAGAACTCTCAGATACCTTTAGACCTTCAAAAGTAGATCCAGGAACTTTAGTTTGTTCTACCTCTATACCCTTCTTAGCAAATGCTGCCTTAATTTCTTCCCTTGCTTCCGACCTTTCTTTAGTGCGGACATGAAGAGTTGTAACCCTAGATCCAGCACTCTTTACTTCAGTGTCATAATCCTGAAGAATCTCATTAAGGGCAAGTAATGTTTCTGCGACAGTTGCCATTTTTATTTTTATTTATGGACAATACTAGGCAGCCTTTGCTCCCGACTTATGACGTTCGGTTCCCTTCTCATCGGTATATGATTCTTTCTCCTTTCTGGGAGTAACATATCCTACACCAGGAACTACACCAGTTTTACCTGCTGCTCTTGCTGCATTTCTGTCTGCTGCTCTCTGTGCTGCTCTCTTGCGATTGCGGTCATAAGAACTCATTGCTTCGTCAAACTGCTCGTCAGCTTCTAGGATAGCATTAATCTCCTCTTCTGTAAAGAGACCAGTTGCTTCTAGTTCCTCTTTCTTCACGTCGTTTCTATCATATTTCTCAGCATCTTTGTTCAGTGCCTTGACAATCTTACCAGACTTCTTATGTGCTTCAGTTCCTTTGTCACCACCTTGTAGTGCTGTACGTGACAAGTTTCCTGCCTTACGGAACATGTTGTTTCTCTTGTCTCTTGAGAGTTCTTTGTAACCCTCTTCAACTTCAGTCTCAACCTCTTCGTTCTTGGGAACGCAGTTGGGAACCATCTTACCACCTTTCTTCTTCATTCCAACTTGCTTGTGGGAATCCCAGCAAGGATCACCATCACCTTCTTTCATGTGATCGGCAGCCTTATACATTGCTTTGCCACCTTTATCTTTTTTGCCTGCTTTATATGCTTGATATGCAGGAGTATTTCCTTTCTTATCAGCATTAGTAACAGTCATTGCTTCATCAACAGTTTCAGTATATACTGATGAGTATGCTTCAGAAAGAGAGTTAAAGGTCTTGCTGTCCATCTTAATCTAAATACTTTCTTTTATTTATAAAAAAATATTATTGTTTTGGTGGAGAATATGGGTGTTGAGGTTTGTGCTCTCTATCCATAGGTTGAGATCTAGTCAAATCTCTACGAGATTGATTACTGATAATGATAAACGCATCTTTGTTGTACTTACGCACACCATAAGGTGTTGCCCACTTCTTGTTGTAGTTCTCACCCTGATGAATACCAGAGACAACAGTGCCTCCAATCTCAACTACAATGTCATCACCTTCTTCCCAACTAAGAGTTTCAATGAAATCTTGAATGCGATCCATGACTCCATTATCTTCCCAGGCAAAGAACCGATCGGTATTTTTTGTCCAATCGTGTCTGGGAATATCCTCAAGAGGAATATCTTTCATAACGTTTTCTTCTGGATCAAGTTTGCCCAACATCTTCTGTCTCCTCCTTGTTTTTATTAAAACCGAATGGACCCGCACCTTTCTCTTCTAGTGCCAATTTAAGAGCAACACCACCAACAGCTTCCATAACTTTTAGGATGTCTTCTGTCTTAGCACCTTCACCAAGTTCTTTAGCAATGTACCAATACTTAGGCCAAAATGTTTGACCTGCTAATTCATAATCTTCAAGTGTAAGTAATTTCATTTTCCTCCTGTGTCGTAACCCATTTTGTCGTCGTGTTCTTTCAATTTACGCATACGAATTGATTCATGTAGTCGTTTAATTGCTTCTTCAGTTTCTGCTGTTTTCTCATAGGACCATTCGTCCTTTGACTTTTTCTTTTTACTCATTTATTCTCCTCAAGTTTTACACGATAAACAGTGCGACGAGCAAACCTTTGATCAATCTTAAGTTTACCCACATAAAGAGCAACAATCCAGGCGGTAAAGAGGAAACCCTCAAACCACCCCATAGTGTTCCATGCTTCTACTGCACTATCCATCAGACATCTCCTTCTTTACGGTTTTCTGATTTAGTAACATCAAACTCACCCCCAGGGTAACGAGCCATCAGTTTCTCAACATTCATCTCAATGACTTCATCAAGAGAAATATTGAGACCAATACATGCCTGTGCAACATACCACATGATGTCACCAAGTTCACGTTTCAGATGAAACATATTCTCTTCATTTACTGGTTTGCCTTGGAAGATAATCTTCTTAACGACTTCAGTAAACTCACCTGCCTCAGCAGACATTCCTACAGCAGCAGTAAGAAGTCGATGTGTTTCAAATCCTTCTCCACGAAGTTCTTGAATACGATACTCAAATGCATCAGCATCTTTACTTGGTTGAGATGTGACGGCATTCACAAACTCAAGATATGCATCAGTGTTTACATTACTCATAAGTCTAATTTAGATTGTTTGGATTGTTGAATTGGTAGTTTCTGTCCATTGATTTCAATGTACTCTACTTGCTTCCAACTACCACCAACACCACCGTCCATATTGACGACGATATCTTTTGTAGGTAATTGCTTAGAAGAGGTAACATTAACAATGTCACCAGGCAGAGGAATGAAAGTAAAGTAGTGTCCGTCCCAACGACGGTTTCTCATACTCATGAGATTGACTGCATCTCTTTCTATGCCACAGTCAGCAATTTTTTGACCTCTGGGATTGAATACAGAATAGTAACCTCTCATGAGAACTTAAATCCCTCAAATGATTTTTTTGGTTTTGCTTCCTCATTATTATACTCCTCATCCTGCCCACTGTCAAGGATATCGTTCTGAGCAGATTGCTCACAGTCATACAGTCTCATCTTGGCACGATCAATACCAACCACAAATCTCTTATTAACATTTCCATCGTTATACCTATTCTTCAATTGCTTCACCATAATCTGTCCGAGTTGTTCAAGTTCCTCAGTGCTAATAAGGGCAAACATAAGATCAGCAGTAGCAGGGAGACCAAAGGACTCACTAGTGTCAGTAAGGTCAACGTCAGAGCTACCATAACCAGAACGAGTGGTC